ATTTTAAATGATTTATCTTTTGAAGAAATACCTGAGTCTTGTAAATCAAAAAAAGACATTCCAATAGTTGTTGCTAAAAATGTTTTGAAATATCCAGAACAGGTTAGAGAGTTTCTGGAAAATGGTTACTGGTGGATGAATCGTTGTATTAACAGCAATATTAGGCCAGGAAAATCAATTGATTTTGGATTTAATGTTGAAGCATATTTCAATCCATTGATTAAGCAATTTACTAAATTTTATAACGCAGATTATATTGAACCAATAGAATTTTACGGTAATTGTTACAACGGAAACGCAGACTTGTACACTACAATGTCATATCTTCCACACGTTGATACTTTTCCAGGCGCTGATAAGGGTATAAATCCATTAAATGATTATGCTTTTAATCTTAATGTAACAAAATCAGATAAAGTTAAGACTGCCTTCTATTCTTTTAATGGTAAAAAATCAGTATGTGATTGGACTCCTGACGATTATGATGACCATGATAGAGTCAGAGATAGACACAAAAAGATAAAAGCTAAAAACTGGAGACTACTATCAAGTGAAAATTTTCAAAATTATCAACTTGAATATATTGCAAATATTGAGTATAATAGTTTAATATTATATCCTAGTCATTATTGGCATAGTGTTTATATAAAAGAAGATTGGTTCACAGATACAGATAGAGTAACTTTTACTGGATTTTTTGAAACCAAAACTACTTCTCCAAAAAGAAAAAAATTAGGATTTGGTTAAAATGAAACTAACACAAGAAATTATTGATCAAATACAGGAAGCAATGCTTCATACCAAGAAGGATGGCACTGTTAACTGGAAAGATGAGGATGAGATTGTAGTTCAGTTGGCAGGGACATTTGCTGCTGATAGGTTTATTGTCATTAAAAACAGGACAAAAGACCCAGTGATATCTGCTAAACCACATCCCAACTTTGATTATGAAAAGAAGGAGTTTAAAAAAAATGAAGGAGTTTGATTATGACCTTGATTACAAAAAACTTGATTTTACAGACGAGGAAACTCGTAAACTTTATCGTATCGGAAGAGGAGAACAGGGAGTCCTTCTGGTTCGCCCTTATACTAACGATATATGTGCTCATTGGAGATTTGTAAATGAAAGTATTGCTCGCAAATCTGCTGATAAAATCTACTCCATGTTTTGTGACTATAAGGAGCAACAAGATTTCATTGGAATGGATATGGCAAGGAAGTTTCTTGAGATGGGATTTACTCGCTCCCGTAGGTATGCAAATCATCCTAGTGGGAAGAAGTACGCTAGCGATGGTTCCGTATCACCGCAGTCGCCAACCGCACTACACTGTGAAAAGTCCCGCTCTGCAACTGTTTTCAAAAAAATGAGAGACAAGGCTGCGTATGATGAAAAGTATGTTATAATGAGAAAAGAATGGAGGTCACAGGAATGACAGAGTTGATAGGGAAAGATGATCCAAGATACTTTTCTCAAACTTGTAACAAACCATATGACAGACATCATTACAAAATAGTTTCTAAACATTATGCTACTTTCATTGTAGAATCTTGGGACGAAGTTCAAGAGTGGTGGTGGAATCATTGCGACATGATTAACTTTGATGCTAGGATAGAAGTCCTAGACAAACCAAAAAAGACAAAGGGTTTTAAATAATGAGTGATTTTCTTTGGGTTGAAAAGTATCGACCTAAAACAATTGAAGAATGTATTTTGCCTGCAAATACAAAGAAAACATTTTCAAGTTTTCTAAAGAAGGGTGAAGTTCCAAATCTACTACTTGCAGGCCCTGCTGGGTGTGGTAAGACTACTGTTGCAAAAGCTCTGTGTCATGAACTTGGTGCAGATTTTTATGTTATTAACGGATCTGATGAAGGTCGTTTTCTTGACACTGTAAGAAATCAGGCAAAGAACTTTGCATCTACTGTCTCTCTAATGGGTGGTGCAAAACACAAAGTTATCATCATTGATGAGGCAGATAACACAACTCATGATGTTCAACTTTTACTTCGTGCAAACATTGAAGAGTTCTATGGTAATTGTAGATTTATATTTACTTGCAACTATAAGAATAAGATAATCGAACCACTGCATTCAAGATGTGCAGTTGTAGATTTCTCTATCAAAGGCAAAGAGAAACAAGAGATTGCAGTTGAGTTTTTCAAGAGACTTAACTACATTCTCGATGAACAAAGAGTTGAGTATGATAAGAAAGTAATTGTAGAACTCATCAATAAACACTTTCCTGATTGGAGAAGAGTTCTCAATGAATGCCAAAGATACTCTGCAAGTGGTAGAATAGATACAGGTATTCTAGCAACATTCTCTGATGTATCAATCAATGACCTTACAAAGAATCTCAAGGAAAAAAACTTTCCCGCTGTTCGTAAGTGGTGTGTAGATAATTTAGATAATGACCCTGCTATACTTCTACGTCGCATATACGACTCTCTATATGGTTCTCTCAAGAATGCCAGTATCCCTGCCGCAGTTCTTATCATTGCTAGATATCAATATCAAATCGCCTTTGTTGCAGATCAAGAAATTAATCTCTTGGCTGCACTCACGGAAATAATGTTGGAGTGTGAATTTAAATGATTAAATCTTTTGGTTTATTGATACTTAGAATATCAATAGGAACCATGTTAATACATCATGGTTATGAAAAGACAGCAGATATACAAAATTTTGCAGATGCATTTGTAAGACCGATTGGATTACCCTTTCCAATATTATCTTCATATATCGCAGCCTACTCTGAGATATACGGCAGTTGGTTGTTGATAGTTGGATTACTTACAAGATTTGGTGCGCTAGCAATTATAGGAACTATAACAGTTGCAATCTATCATGCGATTGCCACATCTGGTTTCAATATTTACTTGTTAGAACTTCTTATTCTATACTTCGGAGGATCATTTTGTGTTCTTTGTTATGGTGGAGGAGAGTTTGCTATTGACAGATTTCTTAGAAAATTTAGAATCAAATTTAACAGACCACACTTACCTTTTGAATAATGAAATATAATCAAATTTGTTTAACTCTCTTAGTAATCTTATCTTTTTTAAATTATTTAAAATGAATTGTTGGCATTGTAATACAGAACTTATCTGGGGCGGAGACCATGATATTGACGAAGACGAATGTATGGAGTATGATATAGTTACAAACCTTACTTGTCCTAAATGTGAATCTTATGTAGAAGTCTATCATAAGATCGAAAACAAACTATGATTTTTTTAGCATGTCCGCCAGTTTATACTTTGCCTGGCACTTGGAGTGATCCAGAAAAAATTGCAAAGTGCAATGACACACTTATACCACACTTTACATTCAATCCTGATTATACTTTTGGTATATCGATTGCAGTGATTACTGTTCTGTTGGCCGCATATGGTATATACAAAGGTTTCTTTGCAAACAAAAACTTAACAGACCCTTGGGATGACCACGATGACTAAATCTTACAATAAAATAAAACATCAAGTGAAATCAAGTAAGTATTATCTTTTCTGGGGTGCTGCTACTATCGCAGTTATGGCTGGACAAATCTATGTTGGAACTGGATATCGCAACATGTCTGAATCTATTGATAAACTTGTAGATGCATATGTTAATAGACCAAGAACTATGCCAGTTGAAAAACCATTATATCAAATGCCTATTATAAAATGAATCTAAGTGAAAGTGATGCTGCATATGCAGCTGATCAATTCATCGATTACTTCTCAAACTTAGGACGTATTGATGAATATCTTCGTAATGTAAAATTAGATCGTATGTCAAAGATGCCGACATATCTTCCTGGCTGTGGGCCTGAGGAGGATATGTTTGATGCGTTTGACATGCACCCAAATGACATGGACTTCAAAGTCTATGCTGCTGGAAACACTGATAGTTTCACAAATGAATATTTCAATGAGAGACTACAGATAACAACATCTCATTCGATTGAGAGTTCAATTCCTGGCAAGTCACTCAAGTGGATTGTCATGGAAACAAATACTAAAAAGATTGTCGGGTTTATTCGTTTTGGTTCTCCGACTATCAATTGCAAACCTCGTAATGATT